CTTGAAGTAGTCAGCACTACGTATTCAAACCCAAGCGCATTAACAAACTTGGAAGATGATATAGAAACAATCTTGGCACTAATACCGACGAATTGGATTATACTGTCAGTATCAAGTCCGAGAATTAGACAGACTAATAGTACCGATCTATTATCTGCTGAAATACAACTACAAACAGCCTACACAGGCTAAGAAAGGCAACAAATGGCAACAACAATTTTAAGTGGTCGTCAATTAGCATTAAGCGTTGGCGGAAAAACTTACTCAGAACAAATTTTAGACTCTGCTATCAACTTTGATACCGAACGTTTAACTTTTGACACCCTTGCAGGCAAAGCCTACAAATACATTGATTCAAACGTTACTTTAGATATTAACTTCTTGAATGATGCTGCAGCTTCACCAAACAGCCTATACGGTGATTTGTGGACAGCCACAGAAACAGCACCAGACACAGCACTTGCTTTTGTTATGACTTTGAAAACTGGTGTAACTTTGACTGGTACAGTATTACCACAATACCCAGGAGTTTCTGCTTCAGGTGCAGACGCACAAACTTGTTCAGTATCTTTACAAGTTGTCGGCATTCCAACAGAAGACCTAACAGCGTAACAACAACAAAAAACAGAACAGGGGCATACAAATGCTTAAATTAAAAATACATTGGGAATTAGAGACAGGTGAAGTTTATGAAGAGTGGACTAGACCTAATGAACTTGCCCAAGCAGAAAAAGAACTTTACAACAATAAATCAATTATTAAAATTCTTACTGAAGAAAGCAGTCCAAGTAATAACCTTCTATTGTTTTTGGGTCATAAGATCCAACAGCGTGTTTCAAAGAAGATGGAAAACTTTGAGATTTGGAAGCCAAAGGTTACCGATATTGCAGCTGTTGATTTTGAGACAGCAAATTTTACGAAGCCCGAAGCATCGGGCGAATAGCAGTAGAACTAGCAATAGCAACTGGGATACCACCAGACTATTGGCTCAATGCAGAACCAGAATTATGGGCTACGGCTATAGATGTATTGAGCGAGCGCAATAATGGCTAAAGCAATTCAAATTGTTAAAGTTGATAAAGATTATCGTGGGCTTCTTCGTGCGTTTAGTAAAATGGACGATATTGCTAAGAATGATATGAAAAAAATTGCTAGTGATTTAGCTGAGCGTGGTGCTAATTATGCTAAAGGTGCAGCTAATAACGCACCTTACAATGTGAAACAAGCACAAGCTGTTGCCCAGTCAATTAAGATATCTAAATCTGATAAAGCACCAAGTTTTAGTATTGGTGGTAATCGTAAAGTTGGGTCTAGTGCTTTTAGTGCTGGTTATGTGATAATGGGTAATGAATTCGGATCTAAGCAATACAAACAGTTCCCTAAACGTTCTGGCAAGAGTGGTAAAGAGGGTTGGTGGTTGTATCGCGCTATGTCAAGATTTCAACCTACTATTGCTGAGGAATGGCTTAAAGGGTATGAAAAAGTTAGAGATGCTTGGAAGGCTAATCTGTAATGGCTGATATTAGGACACTCAAACTTGCGCTTCTTGCTGACACAAAACAATTTATTGATGGCTTAGACAAAGCCGATAAAGAAACAAAAAGTTTTAGCAATAAATTAGGTGATGCCCTTAAAGTGGGTGCAGCAGCATTTTTAGCTCTTGGTGCAGCTGCAGGTGCAGCAGCTCTTAAAATTGGTGTTGATTCTGTTAAAGCTGCTATTGAAGATGAGAAGGCTCAAAGAAATCTTGCTAAGACTTTAGAAAACGTTATTGGGGCAACTAAGCAACAAACAGAAGAAGTTGAAAAATATATTACAGCCCAATCATTATCTTTGGGTGTTTCAGATGATAAATTGCGTCCTGCTTATGCAAGGTTGATTCGTTCTACAAAAGATACAAAGGAAGCACAAAAAGCTTTGAATCTTGCTATGGACATAAGTTCAGCAACAGGTCAAGATTTAGATACAGTCACTTCAGCATTAGGTAAAGCTTATGACGGCAATGCTGCTTCACTTGGCAAACTTGGTTTAGGTATTGATAAAGCCATTCTTAAGAGTGGCGATATGGACAAAATTACTAAAACACTTGGTGAAACATTTAAGGGATTTGCTGAACAAGAAGCTAATACTTTAGAAGGAAGATTTGCAAGAATCTCAATTGCCATAAATGAGGCTAAAGAAAGTTTAGGATCTGCGCTACTTCCAATAATAGAAAAGTTTGCTGAATTTGCTAACAATACTTTAGTGCCAGCATTACAAGGAATTGTTGATGGTTTAACAGGTAAAAAAAGATCTGTTGTTCCAGCGTTCTTAACATTTGGTGAAGTTACAAATGATGCCGAAAGTGCAGGATACAATTTAGGAGCTGCTTTACGTGATCTTGGTTCAGGTCTTGGCTCACTAGCTGGTGCGTTTGATAGTAGCACTTCTGCTGATTCAGGTTTTGTTAGATTTATTGATTTATTAACTTCTATGGTTAATGCTTTAGATTCTTTGTTTGCCAAACTTGATGCTGCTGTCCAAAAGTTTAGAGATTTCAAAACAGCGTTTGATAATTCACTTGTAGGACAATTTGTAAACGCAACAGGACAATTTGCACCCAATGCACCTGCTTCTGGTAAAGCAGCAGGTTTAGTAGGCATTAGAACACAACCATCTGTAGTAAACAACTACAACATTAAAGGTGCTGTAGATCCTCAAGCCACAGCTAGAGCCATAGTAAAAGTACAAACAACAGCAACAAAAACTACAGGTATTAAACCATTTATTCCAGGTAGGTAACTATGACTGTATATACACCGACCTACAGGGTTACTATTGCTGGAACTGTTCAAACTTCTACAACCCTTGAAGACGCAACAATCACTTATGGTCGTAATGATTTTTTTGAAGCAACTCAACCTAGTTACTGCAATCTAGAATTATTAAATCTTGACGGAACAAGTCCAGTAGTCAATTTATTAGACACAATACTGATTGAAGTAACAGACTCAACAGGTACTTATGTCAAATTATTTACAGGTGAAGTTTCAGGTGTTTACAACAGATTTGCCGGGGCAGGCGCAGCTGGTAAACCTAACACTTTACAAATACAAGCAATAGGTGCTCTTGGTTTACTTGTTAAACGTTACGCAGGTTCTGTTGCCTACCCTGAAGAATTAGACGGCGCACGCATTACACGTATTTTGGAAGAAACACTTTATACAGCTTGGGAAGATTTAAGTAACACTCTTACTTGGAATGATTTTACAACTGAGACTTGGGCTAATTATGGTGTTCAGGGCATTGACACAATTGACGCAGGACGTTATGAAATGCTTGCTAGATCAGCACAAGTAGAACAGGCTTACAATTTAACAGACGTTACACAACAATCAGGGCTAGGATATTTGTATGACACAACTGATTTCAAAATTGGTTACGCAGACGCAGAGCGAAGAAGCGAAAACTATACAACTAATCTTATCGAACTTGACGCTGATCTTGTAAACGCTGACATACAAACAAGGCTACAAACAGCAGACATTGTCAATAGTGTTGTTATCCAATATGATGACCCAGTCTTAGAAGTAGCAGCACAAAACGATACGTCAATAAACACTTATGGTTTGCTTGAAGAAGTTAGATCTACAATACTTGCTCAAACAGCTGATGCCACAGAACAAGCTACAAACTTTGTTAATTACCGAGGAACACCTAAAGCATCACTTGAAGAGGTTACTGTCAATCTTGCTAACTCAAATATGAGTAATACTGTCAGGGATAATTTGCTTGGTGTTTCTATGGATACTCTTTTGTATTTGGACAATATTCCAGTAGGGCTGATAGTTGAAGGTTCTTTTGAAGGCTTTGTTGAGGGTTGGACTTGGACACTTGGTCGCAATAACCTTGAATTGGCTATGTCTGTTTCTAACTCAATCTATTCAACACTTGATGTACAATGGGAAGACTACAACGCTTTAATTCAATGGCAAAACCTAGATAATGCTACTCGTTGGCTTGACGTTATTTAAGAAAAGGATAAACTAGAACAATGGCAACTACTACCCCTAATTATGGTTGGGCTGTACCAACTTCAACTGATCTTGTAAAAGACGGCGCTACAGCTATAGAAACCTTAGGCGACTCAATAGACGCTTCTATGTTTACAGCTCTTGGTACTAAAAAATCAGGGTTAGTTTTATTAAACACAACTACTTTTACTCTTGTTACTAGCCAAGCAATAGATGGGGTTTTTAGTTCCTCTTATGATAATTACAGAATTGTGTTATCTAATTTTATTGGTGCTGCTTCTGGTAATGATATTCGTATGCAAGGTCGTGTTGCAGGTGTTACTCAAACAGCAGCAAACTATGGTTTTGGTTCAATAAATATTTCATCTACTGGAATAACTTTTGCGGCTGGTGGAAGTGCTTTAACTACTGGTGGTTCTATTGGTTTTACTGAAACAACTTTAGGTAATGGTTCAGTTGTTGATATTTATTGTCCCAATAAAAACATTGAAACTGGTTGGAATTTTGCAACAAAAAGAGCAAATAGCGCCAATGGTTATTTTGGTTGGGGTGCTTACCAAAACACAGCACAATTAACAGGATTTATTTTATCTGCCTCAGGTGGGGGCAATATATCTGGAACAGTGAGTGTGTATGGCTATAACTACTAAATCTAAAGAAGAACAAATTTTTATTGGTGTTAATGATGAAAGAATTGAATTAACTGGTAAAGATAAAGAAGTTTTTATTGCACAAAGAGATGCTGATCTTGCAGAACAAGCATTAAAAGAAAAAACATTGCAAGAACAAACATTATTAAAAATATCTGCTTACACAAAACTTGGTTTAACTGAAAAAGAAATAAATGCAATCCTTTAATTACAAACAATTATCACTAGCTGCAATTGCTTTCTTAGCAGCTTGGCAAGCAACAGACTTCGCCCTTGACTATCGTGCTGTATTAGGTGCTGTCGTAGCTGCTTCAATGGGAGCT